GAGCCAAGAAGGCATCGACGCGCTTCTCAAGAAGTTTGAAGGCTGCAAGCTGACAGCCTATCGTTGCCCCGCCAACGTCTGCACGATTGGCTATGGTCATACATCTGCGGCGGGCCAGCCCAGTGTTATGGACGGCATGAAGATCACGCAGAAGCAGGCTGATGATATTTTGCGCCGGGATTTGGTCAAGTACGAAACCGCTGTTCATGATCTGCTCCAACAGCCGGTCAATCAGCACCAATTCGACGTTCTGGTTGATTTTGCCTATAATGCCGGTGTTGGCAATCTCAAGTCCAGCACCTTGCTTAAAAAGGTAAATGCGGCTCAGTTTGATGCCGTTCCTGCCGAGTTGATGAAGTGGACCAAGGGCGGCGGGAAAGTTCTTCCGGGCTTGGTTCGTCGTAGGCAGGCAGAAAGCGCATGGTGGACATCTGGCGAGGACGCCACCGTATCTAAACTTGTGGAAGAGCCAACCTCTGATGAACATGAACAGCGCACCGATCCAGATCCAATACCTGCACGAACAATGGCGGACAGCAAGCAAGGTAATGCGGCGCTGGTCACGGCGGGGCTCGGTGGTTTGGGCGCAGCAAAAGAAGTCGCTGCGCAGGCTCAGGACGCATCTGACACAGCAAATCAGCTTGTTAGCTTATTTGCTAACCCTAATTTTCTTATCATGCTTGCCATCGTGGGACTGGCGGCGGCGATTTGGTACTTCCGCAAACAGCACATGGAGGAACACGGTGTTTAGCCTCCTGTTCACCCCTGTTGGGCGGTATTTGGCTATGGCGTTCGCCGCCATCGTCATATTGTCTGGCGTTTACTTTAAGATTCGGTCTGACGCCATTGCCGAGGTTGAGGCTGCGGCGACGGCTGATGCGCTGAGGAGGACACAAGATGCGATCCGTGCTGGTGATTCTGTCGATACTTCCCCTGACGGCTTGCTCAAGTCGGATGGTCACCGCCGAGACTGATCTGGCGGTTTGTAGCGTCTGGCGCGATGTGTCTTGGTCATCCAAGGACACGACGGCTACGATCATTGAGGTTAAACAGAACAATGCGCGCCGCGAGGGGTGGTGCGAAGGCAAGAAATAAGTGCTATAAGAGGCGCTTACAGGAGTAACGACCTTGACCACTGGTCTCAGTTACAATGGTTCCGTTGCAGGAACTATGAGCTACATTCAGCAAATGGCTGAAATGGCTGTTGTTGACCAGACGGACACGAACTTTCTTGCCATTCTGCCTGCCATGATCACATACGCCGAAAATCGGATGTATCGTGACATTGATTTCCTATTTACCAGCACTTCAATAACTGGATATGCGGTACTTAAAGGAACCCGCCAAATTAGCATTCCCCAAGGAACGCTTGTTGTCAGCGAGCAAATCAATTTAATTACCCCTGCTGGCACTCCAACTCCTGATGTGGGCGCCAGAACGCCTTTGCTGCCCACTACAAAAGAGTATCTTGACGCAGTTTATGGGGACTCCAGCTATACCGACCAGCCTCAGTATTTTGCGCCTTTCAATGACAATCTTTTCTATGTTGGGCCGTTTGCCGATCAAACTTACTACGTTGAAATCGTTGGCACTTACCGTCCAGCCAGCCTGTCATCCACTAATCCGACCACATTCATCAGTCTCTATCTCCCTGATGTATTCCTAATGGCTTCGCTGATCTACATTTCTGCCTACCAGCGCAACTTTGGCCGCATGTCAGATGATCCTGCAATGGCACAGAGCTATGAAGGCCAGTATCAGGCGCTTCTGAAGGGCGCAGTTGTTGAAGAAGCCCGTAAGAAGTTTGAGAGTTCGGGTTGGGCTTCGCAATCTCCATCTCCTGTCGCATCACCGACAAGGAGCTAATTCATGCCCCATCAATCGCTCAAGCTCATTCCCGGCGTCGATGTTAACCGGACCCCCGCCCTTAACGAAGCGGCGATTTCGTCTGGCGATTTGATCCGGTTTGTGCCTGACCGGCAAGGTGTTGGGCTTGTGCAGAAGTTGGGCGGATGGACCACCTATGCTGGGCCGTTTTCCTCTTACATCCGCGCCCTGTGGGCGTGGGAAGATACCAATAGCAATTCTTATTTGGCGGTAGGAGCCGAGACTAGCCTTAGCTACATCCAAAATGGCGGAACGTACTATATTACTCCAAGAACTCTTACAAATAACGTAACTTTAAGCATAAGCACTACAGTTGGTAGCAGTGATGTTATTATTACTGATACTGGTTCAAGTTTAACCAAATGGGATAACGTCTACATCCAAACTCAAATATCTGTTGGTGGTTTAATTTTATTTGGTGTTTACCCTGTTACTAATCCCTCGGCATCACCGAATACTTATCATATTACGGCTGTTGATGCTTTAGGGAACCCTATTGTTGCGACAACTACCGCTTCGGCAGTTCTTGTTAAATTTAGCACAATAGCGACAAGCGCAAGTGTTACCGTAACGCTTACCAATCATGGGTATTCGATTGGCAGTACATTCCCCGTTGTTATTTCTACAACTGTTGGTGGAATTACTCTTTACGGAAATTATCTTGTCCAGCAAATCATTGATGCCAACAATTTTGTTATTGTAGCTAACAATACTGCTACATCAACTGTTGCTCTTCAGGCCATAAACGGCGGCAATGCTAGATATGTTTATTATATAGGCGTAGGGCCTACGCCAGTTGCATACGGTTATGGCGGTAATGCTTATGGTTATGGAGGATATGGGACTGGCGTATCCCCCTCTCAAAGTGGAAACTCCATTTCTGCGGCCGATTGGACCCTTGATAATTGGGGAGAAATTTTAATTTCCTGCCCGCTTAATGGTCCAATTTACGAATGGTCTCCTGAAGCGGGGTATGCCGTTTCTGCTGTTATAAATACGGCACCTATTGTAAATGCAGGCATTGTTGTTGCAATGCCTCAACGCCAACTCATTGCTTGGGGATCGACTAGCACTGGTATCCAAGATCCACTTTTAATCCGTTGGTGCGACGTCAACGATTATACGGCATGGAATGCTACCGTCACTAACCAAGCTGGGTCTTACCGTATCCCTAAGGGGTCTAAGATCGTTCAGTGCATTCAAGCGGCTCAACAGACGCTGGTTTGGACGGATCTCGGCCTTTGGGCCATGCAGTATGTTGGCTTGCCTTACGTCTATCAGTTCAATGAAATTGGCACGGGCTGCGGGCTAATTGGCCGTAAAGCGGCTGCTTCCATGAGCGGCGTTGTCTATTGGATGGGTCAGAGCCAGTTCTACATGCTGGCTGGTGGAGGCCCGCAGCCGATTCCGTGTCCGGTGTGGGACGTAATCTTCCAAGACCTTGATACCGCCAATCTCGACAAGATCCGCATAGCCGTGAACAGCCGGTTTGCTGAGGTGGCTTGGTACTATCCGACCAAGGGCAATAGCGGCGAGATCAATGCTTACGTCAAATACAACACGGTCTTGCAGCAATGGGATTACGGCTCTCTGGCCCGCACGGCTTGGATCAATGAAAGCGTTCTTGGTCCGCCAATTGGCGCTGGCACAGACAAATACATCTACCAGCACGAAACCTCGACAAACGCCGCCACAAATGGCGTTAACAACGTCCCGATGCTTTCCAACTTCCAGACTGGTTATTTTGAGATTGCTGAAGCTGATCTGAAAATGTTTGTCGATCAGGTCTGGCCCGACATGAAGTGGGGCTATTACAACGGCACTGCAAACGGCACGACGGTTTACCAGACACCTACGGCGCAAGTTCAGTTAACCTTCTATGTTACGGATTACCCCGGACAGACGCCGCTTGTTTACGGGCCGTTTAATTTGACGCAGGACACCCAGTTTGTGTCGCCAAGGTTCCGTGGCCGCTTGGTTTCCATCGCCATCAGTAGCCAAGATGTTGGCAGCTTCTGGAGAATTGGGAATATGCGCTATCGCGCTCAACAGGATGGGAAGTTCTAATGGCTGCTTCCTTAGACGACATCCTCACTACCCAGAAGAATGGCGTGATCGCCATCAATGGAACGGCGCAAACAAATTTACGCGCTTTAGGCACAATTACATCTTCGGTTATTACCACTAGCACTCTTGTGTTATCTGGCGCGGGATATTTAGTCCGATACTCAATATTAGTGGCTGGAGCCGCAGGAACTATTAATAACGCCAACTCTACGGCAACTTCTGCGGCCACCAATGCTTTATGCGCAACACAGGCAACCGTTGGAATTTTTAATGTCGGAATGCCTTTCACAAATGGCCTTGTTGTCAATCCCGGCGCAGGTCAATCCGTTGTTGTTGTTTATGCGGTAGGGTAAAACCATGCCTTTAACACCCGGCAAATCTCAAAAGACAATCAACCACAACATCTCAGAGATGATTGCATCCGGCCACCCTCGCGATCAGGCCATAGCTGCTGCACTTAGCACTGCTCGCAAAACACGTCCCCACAGGGCTTTTGGCGGTCATACTCCTGCCTTCATGCAGAAGCCGACGCCGGGCACTGAAGTCATCCACGAAGGGCCTATCCACAGCCCCGTATCTGGCCGCACCGATCATCTTCCCATGCACGTTGCCTCTGGCTCCTACGTCATCCCCGCCGACATTATCTCGGCAATGGGGGAAGGCAACACAATGTCTGGGTTCAAGCAAATGAACCAGATCCTGAGCGGGGCCAAGGCCATACCAAAGGCGGATGGTGGACCTATTAGCGCCGTTCCAATCGTTGCCGCTGGCGGCGAATACGTCGTCACCCCTCATGAAGTGCTATGGGCGGGCGACGGGGATATGGATAGAGGACATGCTGCATTTGATGGGTTTGTGACGGGGATGCGCGCCAAAACCATCAAGACTCTGAAGGCCCTGCCCGGCCCGAAGAAAAACTGAGAGGGAAAATATGACCGAAGACCTGAAAATTCGAACTGGCACACCTGAAGACATTTACGAAATGATGGATCTGGCCCTCATGGCCTGCGCCGAAAACGGTTTTGTTAACCCAGACAGAACCAAGTTGATGACCGAACTTTGGCAGGCCCTAAACCTTAATTATGGCATGATCGGCATCATTGGCAAAGAAAATGGTCCTATCGAGGGGGCCATCCTTTTGCGGATTGGGCCGATGTGGTATAGTCATGATATGGTTGTGGAGGAAAAGGCGATCTTCATTCATCCAGACCATCGCGGAGCGAAAGAGGGGCGCGCCCGCAAGCTCGTTGAATTTGCCAAGAAGGCGGCGGATGACCTTGGCATTCCACTGCTTATTGGGGTACTCTCCAACAAACGGACTGAGGGGAAAATCCGTTTGTATGAAAGGCAATTAGGTAAGCCCAGCGGGGCATTTTTCTTGTACGGTGCAAAAACCGGCGAACAGTCTGTGACGGAGCATTGATATGAGCAATCCCCTTCTCGCATCTCGCCGGGATGAAGAACTGTACTTTGGCGGTGCGGCTAGGGGATTGCCTCCGGGCGTCAATCTTGAATTTTACGGCGGTGGCGGTAAAGGCGCTTCTAGCAGCCAGACCGTCTCTGTTCCTCCCGAAATTATGGCGCGTTATAATGCCGTCAACGCTCGTGCGGAACAAGCTGCTCAGGTGCCTTTTACCCCTTATTCGAACGACCCTAACGCCTTTGTCGCCGATTTAACGTCGTCTCAGCAGGCTGGCATCAGCAATATTAATGCCCTTCAGGGATCTGCCAATCAGGCTGTTCAACAGGGTCAGGGCCTACAGGGACAAGGCATTCAGACCGCCCAAATAGGCCAAGGTCAGGCTAACGCTATTGATCAAGCGGCTTTGCAGGGTATTAGTCAGGCCCAGCAGCAAGGGACCGCTTATAATCAGCGGGCTGGCCAAAATATCTTTGGGGCAATGGATGCTGCCTCGCCCTATATGCAACAGATGGCTGGCTTAACGCAGCAAGGGCTCGGTCAAGGGCAGCAGTATCTTCAGGGCGCTACCGGCCTCACGCAGCAAGCTATTCAGACTGGCCAGCAATACGCCAATCAGGCCCAGCCCTATTACACTGGCGCTTTGCAGGCTGCTCAGCCGTTATCGCAGCAAGCCCAAGCCTACATGGGTGCTGGGACACAAGCTGTTAATGCGCAGCCGCTGGATCTCCAGTCCTATCTGAGTCCGCAATATCAACAGAACGTCGTTGATCCGACTGTTAAGCTTTTGCAGCAACAACAGGCCCAGCAGCGCGCTCAAATGCAGGGCAACGCCATTCAGGCGGGTGCTTTTGGCGGTGATCGTGCAGGGATTGCTCAGGCAAACCTCGCCCAGCAACAGGCCCTTGCGATGGGCCAGACCGTTGGCGGGTTGGAGCAGGCCAACTATCAGCAAGCCCTCGCTGCGGCTCAGCAACAGCAGGGCGTCGGCCTTGGGGCTGCTCAGGCAAACCGCGCCGCCCAGCAACAAGCGGCTCAGCAGGCTGCGGCTCTTGCCCAGCAACAGTATGCCCAACAGCTTGGCGTTGGCACCGGCCTCGCCGCCCTTGGCCAGCAACAGTATGGTCAGGCG